CACCACCGAGATTGACCGTACCGCCGCCGCCGGCGCCACCGCCGCCACCAAATCCATCCAGTCCCGCACCACCATCGCCGGTGGGACCGCCCACGGCGGCGCCGGCAAGATGGCCGCCTGGGCCGCCCGCGCCCCCACCACCACCGGCGCCATATGAGACGCCCGCACCGCCGCCGCTGCCATCGCCGCAATTGCCGCCCCAAAGCCCGGTGGCCGCCATTCCGCCACTGGAAGTGAGCAGTGAGCCGAAGCTAGATGCGGATCCATTCGAACCTGGTCCAGTAGTCCCGCCTGCCCCTCCCGCACCAATCGTGATGGAGATCGGCCCGGTGATCTGGAAAAATTTGTCCTTGATCACTTGACCTCCGCCACCACCACCGAGATTGACCGTACCGCCGCCGCCGGCGCCACCGCCAACCAAAAAGACTTTGACCCAGCCGCCAGCAAGCAGGAGGGCTGACGATGGCGTGAAGGTTCCGCTGGCCGTGAATTCTTGGGCCTTCTCAACGCTCGACGAAAGGAAACTCATTTTGAATTCTCTCCTAGACTATGATCCAGTTCGTGCCATCCGACAGGAAAGTCAACGCGTTCAGCGGTTTCGAAATCCCAATGGTCGATAGGCCGTCGATTGTTTGACCTGTTTGCGGGACCACGTTTACTGTGGTGAAAATGTTCGAATCGGATTTCTGAATGTTCACCCTGCGGCCGAGATTGCCCACCGCGGTGAATAGCGTGCGGGTAATATTCCCGCCGTTCGAGTTGACCTCTTCCGTCATTTCCCTGTAGCCGCCCAGGACATTGCCGCTGCTGCTCACCTGTACGACCATCGCGTCATCGGAATACAGGAGGCCGCCTGCAGTGGCCCAGAGCATTCGAGACATCGGGAAGACATAGCCGTTCGGCCGAACTCCGAACATCTGGACGCTGATGCTGTTTGCGAGCGGGCACACAAGGCCAACGCCGTTCAGGTTACTCGGCCAAACCATCGTGCGGCCGCCGGTGTTATCCTGCACGACGATGAAAATCAGGAACTGGCCAGGCGTCGTACTGACGAGCGATGAAGCCGCAACATTGCCAGTGAGCAGCAAATCGAACTGAGCGGAAACGGAACCATCGAATACGACGGATGTCGCCCACGGAATCTCGACGATGGAGGCCATGAAGTCCGATGTGAGCCGGACCGCGCTGAGAGCAGTCACCAGATTGGCGAAGTCCGCATCGCTGGTCGAGACGCCCTTGCCCGCCATCATCTGACAGAATGCCGTCACGAACATGGAGAGCTGGTAAAACAGCTTGTTGACCATCACGTGCGGGACGATGGCCGCAGTGGGGATTCCTCCCGTGCGCAGCGTGTCGCCCGCGTAGGCGGCATCGATCTCCATAAACTCGCCGTCGGGGTTAAAGACTAGAAAGTTTGTAACTGCCGGCATGGGTTTCTCCTAAACGAAGTGGCCGCCATCGAAGCCGGCGACGTAAGCGTCATATCGATCGACACCGAACATTGGGAGCACGGCGAACGAAATAATGTAGAGCACACCCTGTGGCCGCGGCAGAATATAGCCCTGGAGGATCAGATCTTGCACGATGGAGGTGAAGGCCCCGCCGACGAACAGATCGACGGTCATATCCTGGTGATCCTCGACCACGATCGGGCCGCCAGGGAATAGCTGTTGCCAGATCTGAATGAGGCTGTCGATCGTACCGTTCCAGTGATTCTGCGCCACGCGCGCCTGAAGCAGCAGACGGTAGGTCGCGTCATCCAAGATCGGGCTGACGCCGTCCGAGGGCTGGAAACCTACCGTGCGCCCCTGCCCGATGATGACGCCCAACACATCGAGTTGCGCGCCGACGGCAGCATCAAGATCGAACGCGGCGCCAAAGGATTGAAGGCAATTCTGCGTGTCCAAAAACAGTTGCAGATTCGCGCGCGCCCAGGCGAGCATGCGCGTGCTCTGCTGATACTCGGACGTGAACAGGTTCAGGTAATACGCCAGCGGGTCCGGGCCGGTGGGTGGCGCGAGCGGCGGTCCGCCAAAGGGTCCGCCGCCAAACGGCGTTTGCCCGAATGCGCTCACTGGGATTGTCCTTCGGCGGCCAGAACGATCTGCTGCACGTCGCCGATACTGCATTGACCATCGCCCACCAGGGCGAGGGCATTGGCGCATGGAATAAGGCCCATCTGCGCTCGCTCCATCAGTTCGACATCGGCCTGCGTCACCGTGCAATTCCCGGCCACCGCGAACACCGAGCAGAGATAGGCCGTCGGCGCGGTTGCAATTTGCACCGGAGCCCCGCTCGCCGATACGCCGACCGGATTCATTAGCGTGACCATCAGCGGCGCCGGCAGACCACTCGTATTCGGCGGTGCGCATGCCACGCTGAATAACTGCCCGTTCCCGAGGACCGCCGCGGCGCTGCCATCCACACCCGCCACACTCGCGATACTCAGCACGCCATTGACCGGGCCGAGGAGTTGCTTGGCCGCCGGGAAGCCGGCCAGCGGCGTTACCGCCTGAATCGTCCACCCCGGCGTGAGTCCGATCGAGACCGACAATCCGGCCACCTGCGCCGATGGCGTCGCATCCAGGAAGTTGACCGTTGCAGCATACCCAGGAAGAGCGCTGCCGGCAGCCGGCGGCGATACCACCGCCGTAAGCAATGGCTCGACGTTCTGCGAGCAGGCCGCCGATGCCGCGATGATTATCAGTGAGATGAAACGCATTACTGCCCCAAGATGTATGAGTAATGCTGAGCTATTCGAGTCGGGCTGAGCGTTGTATTGTACAAAACCAGCGCTTGGATGCTCGCTGGTGTAGCCGTGTCGTTGCGCGTCGTGGTCCACAATCCGCCATAGGATCTTCTAACGGGCGAAACCGTAATTGAAACTGAAGTACTGCTCACGAGTTGCCCATCAAAGTAAAACTTGCATGTGGCCCCATCGTAAGTACCGACGATATGAAACCATTGTCCAAATGGAAGATGTATCGAAAATCCTACCAGTGTTGGGAGTGAACAGCCTGAACCGGATGAATCACCGAGGACGAAGTATGGTTGTGGTAATGACTGCCCTTGAAACAAGTCGATACCAACTCGATCATTGTTACTATTCGATGCTGACCCGATATCGAAGAGAGAGCTGTACTCTCCTTGCTCTGGGCCGTCAACACGGAAAATGGCTTCAATGGACAACGTGTTTCCGATTGGCCATGCGGTTTGGAGGCCGGAAGATAAAGACGCCTGCATACTGCCACCTAACGTAAATTCTCCTCCTGGAACTCCAATGGCGTTCACGAGGGCTCCTTGCAGAACTGGTAGCATGTGTCCGTTAACCGGAGTCAAGTTATAGCCATTCCCGCTGCTGTCCGCATAGATGGATGAATCATAGGCGTCTTGGAATTCGAAAAAGGCTACGGGAAAATCGGTTAGGACTTGGCTATAAAAGCGATTTATCGTCACGTCTTGGCCAGTCTGCTGAGTCCACGTATTGATCGCGGAGCATTCATAAATCTGCTGGCCAGCCGTGGCTCCGGTCACGAAGGCCAACTCGCCAACTGTGCAGGTGCCAGGAAGTCCACCGCTCGTACTGACTACGATCGTCGGCAGTGTATGCGCCGCGCCAGAAAAATTCTGCGTTCCGGCGGTGTATGTGTTGCTCTGGTTTGTCCCTGCCGCATTAGTGACGTTGGCTGGCACGCTGGCGATCTTGCTCCATGCAACTGAAGTGAGCCAAGGGGGGTTCGCATACATCCCCGTCGGCAGCAGGACGTTTTCCAAGGAAGCTCCCAGCGCGCCCTCGATCCCTTCGATTTCCGCCGCAGCTTGGTTGATGTAGCTCTGGTCGATCCAGGCATCCACTGCGGCGCCGACAGAATGTCCGATAGCGGCTCCGTGCACACCGCGGCCGTTAGTACAAACATTCAGCGTGAAGCCCGCCGCCGAGCAGATTTGGATGACCTCGACATTCACCGTGCCGCCATCGATCGTGATCCAGGCTGGAGTGCAGAACTGCGAAGAATTGTTGACGGACAGGCTCGTCGACGTGCTGCCGATGGATGCCAGCAGGGTCGTATGGGCGCTGTTGCAGGCGACTCCCATCGTTTGATCGTTCGCGACAGCGGTGGGGAAAACCGGCCTCAGCGGATTTTGGGCCTGCGCTGCGGGCACGCCGAACAACAAAAGGCCAAAAAGGATCAGTTTCGAGAATCGCATACTCAATCACCATCCTTGGGGGAATCAGGTAGCGGCATCCAGTGCGATGCGCCATGTCCAGGGCACGCTAGCCCGTAGTCATCCAACTCATCAGTATTGGCAAAATAGGCAGGCAGTAATCCTGCTCGCTCTTCCGCGCTTGCACGCGCGATTCGTCCATTGATTTTGTACCAACCGACATCGATAAATGGCGATGGCCGCTCTCCTGTTGCGTTGTATGCGTACTTCGGCCAGAAGACGATAATTCGCGTCCCATCTTTTGGAGCGGTTTCGATTGATTGCCATTTCTGCTGCATAATTTAGGATCTTACAATATAGCAGGTAATTTTTCAAGCCCCATCTACACGATGTTGATAACCACGTTGACCGCCGAACCCTGGGCGGCCTGATTGTAGTCCACGGCGATATCCCCCGTCCCGAGAGAAAAGAAGGAGAGAGCGGCCGTCCCGCTGGCCGTCGCGTTCTGCGAAAGCGTAACGGTCGTTCCAGAGATTCCGCTGACGGTGGTACCCGCCGGCACGCCTGCGCCGGTCACTGCCTGGCCGACCACGATTCCCGCCGCGCTTGTAACTGTTATATCCGCACTGGCCGCCACCGTGATGGCCGAGGTCTGCGCAAAAATACCGCCAGACAGCGCGCCGCGGATGGAGAACATTGGCTGATCGGGATTCGGCCGGGCCTCGAGCGCGGCGCCATAAAGCTCCGAAAACACCACGCTCTCGCCGATTCCGAGGCTGTTCAAATAGTTGACGATGGCGGTTATGATCGCCGCCTCGGTCGCACTCGTAAACCCGGTGAGCCCGTGAACCGTCATGGACACATAGATCGGCTCGTAGCTCAGAACATCGAACCAGACCGGCATGACGATGCCGGGATTCAGCGGGTCTGCTACCTCTTCCATGGTCGTGCCGTTGATCAGACACCCGATGCCGTGATTATCATAGATGGCCTGAGCGATGGCCGCCGGATTGCCGCCTTCCGTCACGCATGTGATCGAGTGCGGCGGCCCGAGTTGCGTCGGCGCATAGGACAGAACCGAGAAATTCGCGCCGTTCTGTACTCCGGCGGAGCTTGATATCGTGAACGACATGCCGTCACCCGCCACCGTGGCGATCGTGTAGCCGACTCCGCTGATTGTCGCCGCATCGCCCACGTTCGCCGCGGGATCGAGCGGATATCCCGTCACGATTGCGACATCGACGCCGGAGGTGTTGCACACCCCATAACGTTTCAGTCCCCTTCACGAGGGGGACGCCTCTGTGGGGA